AACCTCTCTTATCATCATCAAATTGAGTAATAACAATGTTTCCACCATTATCAACAACAGATGCGTAAGGAGAGTTTAATACATTGTTTACATCAGCTTGTACCATTGCAGCAAAAGCAGCAGAGATATCAGCTGGTAAAACAAGACCAGCTTGAACTGTATGAGTATAACTTTTTCTCCATAACTGACGAGAAGTTAAGTTAGAAGTAATAGTTAATCTTATTAAATCACCTACAGCGTAAGTAGCATTAAAAGTAACAGTTTGAATACCAGCCGTACCAACAGCAGGAACAATAAGAAAAGCTTCAGACAAAGAAGCTAATGGAACCTCGTATTGAGGAGTTAATTTAATCATGCCTCCTGCAGCAGCAGGAACAGCAATTGTCGTGACTAACGGGAAATAATTTCTACCTGTCATAATATTTATTTTTAAATTTATAATTAATTTTTATTTAAAGCTCATAGGATTTCTCCTTTTTTTTGGTCTATGAAATTTTATCTTTTCAGAACTGTTCGATATAATTTTTTCTTTAGCTTTTGTTTTTACAGTGTCAGTTAAAATAGTATTTTTTTCTAATTCCTTTTTAACTTTCAAGGGTTGAACATCTTTTTTAATTTCTGATTTAGCTTCTTGAGCTTTTTGTTCAGCTTTTTGATTCTTCAACATACCTTTTATAAGTTCAGATTTAGAAACATTTCCAATTTCTACTGACAAATCAATAGTACGTAATTCCTTTACGGTAAACGCCATTAATTGACCTTTTGTATAAGTTACTTTTGCCATAATAATTTAATTTTCGTTTTGTATTTCATTGTTCTGTAATTTATAACCCTGTACTTGTTCGGTATTAGCCAACATCATTCGTACTGCAATACTAACAATTTCGTCATGCGTAAATATAGGCATTTCTGAATCAATATTGTTAATAGGATTATCAATATCACGAAAAACAGAACGTGGTATTTTAAGATATTTTAATGTATAAGACAACGGAGTAGTATCAGACTTTATAATAGCAACACTATCAACACCTGTATTCTCTTCAATGTAGTTAGGGTTATCATCAGCACTCTTATTAAAAGGGTCTTTTTCAACCATAAACTCATCATCAAGTTGAAGAGGATGTACAGATTGAGTACTTGTTCCTTCACCACAGACTTTATTAAACACACCACTAATGCTTAGTGTAAACATAAATTCTGGAACAGCACTATAATTAACCGTACTTGTATTGATTGCAGAAATTACTCTCACTAAAGGCAACAATTCTTTTCGAATTCTTTCGTCTTTTTCAAAAAATGTATGTCTAGTTTCAGCAAATTCAAACTGCGCTTTGTTTAGATAATAGTCTTTTTCATCGGAACTATACCAAGGAGAATTAGCTTTATCTAATCCTACATCACAAGCTTTCTGCATTTCAATTACATTCATCTTACTTCAGTTGTTTACGCATTGAAGGAATTAAATCTTCGTTTGTTTTAAGCCAATCTACAGCAATGTCAGGAGTTGTTCCCATCAATTGACCATCAAAGGTATATCTCCCCTGTCTAAAAATAAACATTTGAGTTTCTAATCCTTTTCTTAGAATAACTTTAAGCTCACGATTTTCATCATTCCACTCGTTTAAAATTTCTCCAGGATTCGTTTCGGCTTTCTCATAGATTGCTCTTTTGATTACCGTATCTGAACTTCCCGGCTTAACCGTTATTAGAAGCACTCTAGCGAAATCTTTTAATTCACTTCCCTTAAGGTCAGCGATTATCTTACCAGCTAAAGCTTCATTATCTTTTAATGCTACAAATTCATCTGCATCATTTTCGTGGTTAACAACAACAAGAACAGGTCTTGGTCCATCGATATAAATAGGATGATTGACTACAGCTTGAAGCGTTAGTCTATCATCCTCTTTATTCATATCTAAATAAACAGTCCTAGCAAATTTATAAACTCTTTCGTTACCATATTTGTCAACGTAAGGTCTATAAGCGCCATCTTTTCCTGTATATCCACGCAATGTTATTGATCCCGTTCTTTTAGGGTCTTTCAATCTAATTTCAACATTCCCATTTTTAGGAGAATTAACCATTAGTTCCTTTACCTCTGCTTTACTTAAAGCCTCTTTTACTCTTTCCATATTTTAAAATAATAAGTAATTAATAATTATGCAAATACTAATTGTCCACAAGATAATGGATTTCTTACAATGATTCCTGATTCACAAAGAACCTCACAAGTAAATGCATCTCTTGAGTTAGCAGCTTCCATAGAAGATTGATTGAAAGGATTTACCATTCCTGATATATACTTAATAATCATTCCTCTGTCCATTCCTGCAGCACCCTTAATTTTTCTTTCGATATTAGCAACACCATCAGTTGTTCCCATATCTAAGAATACCATTCTAAATGATTCTTTTGGAAATCCACTAACTGGGTCAATGTTATTTCCATGTAAGTTAGGATCGTCAAATAATGAATTGTGTACAAGAGTTAATCTTGAACCTAAAGCATTGTAAGAAGTAAAGTTAACTCCGATTTCAGTATCAGCACCAACTTGTGCATCATATACTAAGTTACCAGCAGGATAAACTAAATCTTTCATAGCTTCATGGAAAGCAACCTTACCAGCAACACCAGTAAATACCATCCAATGTTTCTCTTGACTTCCAGTGTTTAATTGTAATTGAGCTAAGAAATCAGTTAATCTTTTTTCAGTCAATTGACCGTTATAAGTATCAACGTTAGCAGCATCAATTTGTCTTAATACACCATCTCCTTTAACGATAGGCTTACCATCAGTTCCGATAACTGTAGAGTTACCATTAGCATCCATAGTAGATGTAGAGTACCAAGAGTCAAGTTCTTTTTGATAAAGAAACTCTTCTCTCATTAACTTTTCATCAGTAAAGAACCAAACTCTTTGACCATTGTTTTCAATCCAAGTAACATCAGTTAAGGCAGAACCTGTAATTGATTTAGATTTTCTAGCAATACCAATATGGTTAATATACCAATCTGGGTAAACGTGATTTTCGTAACCTCTGTCAGACCCTTCAGGGAATGCAGAACCAACAGTGTTAGCAGTTAAACCAGCACCTACAGAAGCGGGAGCGATTACAGCTAATGGATCGTTAGTTTGTAAGATTAAAGAGAAAGTATAACCACCAATAGACGGAGCAGGCTCCCCCATTACGATAGCTTGTTCTTCACCAGCAAATCTTACTACATCATTTGGGTTTAAAAAGTTCTCTTCAAACTCAACAGTAAAAGTTGAATTACCAACTCCTGTTCCTGTTATAACTCCGGTACAAGTAGAAGGTCTGTTCAATCTTCCTAAGATTGGCCATCTAAATGCATTTTCTCCGATTAATTCTTCTTTCGCAAATCTACTTGTTCCGTCAAGGAAGTAGTTTAACGAGTATTGTGGATATTGTCTAATTAATGTTTTAGCAATTTCTGGATATTTTAATAAGTTTGTTACTAAAGCATTTGATTCTTGGGTTTCTTTCCCATATGTACCTGAATGAAACTTCATGTTTTTAAATTTTAAATTTATATTAATTTATTAATTATGCCGTAAACTTAGAAGGATCAAACTCATTCGAGCCATCTGGACTTCTAAACCTTTGCGGACTTACAACTTCGGGCTCTCTTATATCATCTAAGATTGCTTGCTTCCCTTTTTGTAAATTTTTATTAGCTATTGCATTTATGATTACTTTTTTATTTCTTACGAACCATGCAGCCTCAGCTAAACTTTCATCACTTCTAAATACATCATCTAGGAAATTTCCACTGGTAATGTACTTAGCATGTCCTTGTTGAACTTGCTTAAGACTATCTTCGTCTTTAGCCATATTAAAACCAAACATTGTATTGGTCTTATTAATGTGTTCCTCAAGCTTTCTAACACTTTCTGAATGTTCTTGCTGTTGCTTTGCATCTGCATCGACAGTAGATTGTGTTACTTTATTTTGTTCTTTTACAATCGCATTGTTAATTGTATTACGAATTTTTTTTGCTTCTATATCAATTAAACCATTGTCAACATATCTGTCAACGGCATCATCTAATTCTTCCCCACTAAAACCATCTTTCTCTAATGAGAGTTTAACTAACTCTTCATTATCTTTATCCCTAAGACCTTCAAGCTTTTGAATAG